TCCCAACCTTCTCTCATTTTTGATGAAAGATTGCGTGGGTCAGCTTGGTTGAGCATTGAAACTCGAATCCATCTGTATTCGAATCCAGCCTGTTTGTCAGGTTCTGGTAGTAATTCTGGTGGCGCCCATGATTTTGGACGTTCATCAAATTCACGATTGGTTACTTCTCTAGTTGCTTTAGTCATCTTAATTCTCCAGTTTTAAAAGTTCACGGACATATTGCTCTGGGGTTAATCCCAATTTTTTAGCTAAGGCTACCTGTGTAGTAGTTAGCTTGACCTTTTTAGGGGCCGTCGACCTAGTGGCCGGAGCAACAATAGTTTTGGGCTTTGCTTTAGGCTCGTCCTTTGGCTCTACTTCTTCTTCCGCTTCTTTCTCAAAAGCTTCTGGAAAACGTTTACGCATTGTTTTGTCCAATTGCGCGTAATACTCTTCAGATCCAATCTTTACTCCTTGACGCTTGAGCTTTTCGTGTAGCCCTAATGCTGATGCGGTCATTTCTTCGTCTTGACCAAACCAAGGATTTTCAGCCTGCCATTCCATAACTCTGTCGTCTGGGCGTGGCGCTACTGGATCATTTTGTTGTATTTTTACATCAAAGTTATCTTCTTGTAAAGTAGGTAGCTTAAAATTCTTTGCTTTGTCCAATTCAAGGCTGGCTTGTACCATCTTTTGTTGGGCTTCTGCTAACTTATCAGAATCTCCTAAGTCATATGCTTCTTTATAGGCTTTTTTAGCCATTTCCAGTTGCATTTCTGAGGTGTTCTTAACAGCCGTAACATACTCTTGCTCACCCGTTGTCAGCATATGTTTGATACGTTTATTTTCTTCTAATAGCTTTTTAGTGGCCTGAATCGCTGCTTCGCGTTCCCGTTCTGCGGCTTCAGCACGACGGCGTTCGTCGTGATAAATGCGCTTCATGGTAATGATCTTCTTCTTCGCATCAGCGCTATATTGGTCTAACTCATCGGTTTCGACCTCTATCTTTTTGATGGTTTCAGGGCTGGCAGGAAATCTGCCGCGATCTTCTTCAGGGGTATCGTCTTCTACTTCAATTTCGAGGTCAGGTACCTGCATATTGATTTCGGCCTTTGGTGCGTTCATCTCATCAGGAAACTTATATTCCTCTTGCTGTAATTCTGCCATCGTTTGGCTCCTTAAATAAATTTGCGGGTAATTCCGCGTGGATCGTCCACAATTGCCTCTACGGAATCATCGTTAATAATGCGAAATTCTCTGCCGTGGATTACTAGGCGTGTTCCAGCGTTGGGGCGCACAAGGATAAAATCACCCTGTTTGCACCAAGGTCCGGTGGGGAAACGCTCTTTATCTGCGTAACAATCGGGTCCTAGTGATACTACAAATAGGACTGTTGTTAGAATTTCGTCATTTTTAATCGTGACGTCTGCTTTGGCTAGGCCGCTGTCGAACTCTTTTTCAGCCTCAGGAATTGCGCAAAGAATGCGATATCCTTGGGGTTTTGGAAGTTGACTGGCTTTTTCCTCTTGGCTCTTGTCGAGTACTGCTGATAAATCTACTGCTTGTGCTAAATTTAAATCATTCATCGTCGGAATGTTCCATTCTGTGTTTAAGGTCTAATGCGTACTGCTTTGCAAAGAGAAGACCTTGTATCTCCCCGCAAATTTTTTGGTAGCTTTCAAACGACTGTGCGTTTCCTGCCGCCATCCATTCTTTAAGTTGTGCTGCTTTGTTGTCTAGTTCTGTGACTAAAACTTCAAAAGCGTCCATCATTCACCTTTCTGTTTTGGCTCCATTTGTTTCATTTGTGCTTCGTGTCCTTCTCTGCTTTTTTGCAGTGCAACATTAGTCATTAACTGTTTGTTCTGTAACTGATGTGCCTTGTCTTTTTCAGAGATATGCTTCACAAGATCTATGCCCATCTTCATCTTCTCGACTGTTTCGGAAGTTTCCATTTGAGCTTGAGATTTTGCTGCGTCCATTGCGGTTTGTGCGGCAATACGGGCGCGTTCTACTTTGATACGCTCTTGTTCGATCATTAAATCGTTTTGATCTTTTTGAGCTTTGCGTTTTTGCTCTGCCATCTTGATCTGCATATCCTGTTGTTGTAACTGGACAAGCGGATCTTGAGCCTGTTGCTGGGCTTGTTGCGCTGCAACCTGCTGTTGGTTTTGCTGGAGTAAACGCTGGGAAGCCTGCGCCAACAATGGTGCAAGGCGGGCTTCGACTTCTGGATCCATGTGGACATCTTCGCCAGACTCGTCCTGCTGAGGAGGCAAGGACATACCGAGCTGCTTTTCAATTTCAACGCGATACTGGAATCCAAGGTGTTCATTAATATGCGCCATCATCGCGGCTTGTAACTGCTGTGCCATTGGGTTGCCCTGCAACAACTGCATAATCTTAGGATCTTTCATCGCAGACATATGAACTGTGATGTGAGCCGTATGATCTTGGTACTGGAATGCCTTGGCTGGCTTCATCATCAAGATATCTTGATTTTCTGTGACAGGATCTTTAGGCATCATGTCTTCTGGCAACGGAATTAGCTTATGCGCATTCTTAATGCTCAATACATCTAGCATTTGGCGATAGAGCAATGGCATATTAAATAACGTTGGAGACTGCTGTGCCAACTGCATGACAGCCTGATATTGAACAATCTTCTGCGCCATCGTAGAGGCGTTAGGATCGCTGACAGGAATTACATCTACGTTGTGGTAATCAGACTGCTTGGCTTTACGGCTTCCTTCTTCTGGCTCATAGTCATAATCTACCGGTGCGTTATTACCGATAATTTTCTTTAATAGCTTTAACTCTTGCTTTAAGCTGTAATGAATACGCGCTTGTACCGCAGACATGACTTTGAGAGTACGCTCAAGGATAGCAAGCGTTGTGCCGACGGGCGCGGCAGCTGACATATCCGAAATCTGTAGATCGGCTGTATTTGCAAAGCGACGGCCTTCTTCTACGATCTGATTGAGCAACGCCATTAAGACTTGGCTTGGCTCTTTGTATGGTAAAGGCATGATGTTGTCGCGCATCACGCCAGAAGGTACGTCTACATCACGGAACTCGCCCGGCGCTATTGGTGTGTCGTCGCCTTTGACGCGCAAGCCACGGGTCTTAAAGCCACCCGGCAGATTTGCGAGGGAGCCTGCATCGACCAGCTGACGAATAATGGAAGTGCCACTTTTAGCATAAGCGCCAATAAGGTGGATGAGACCAAAACAATAAAAACCAAAGCCGGGAATATACCCATAGTGGACGAAGTGTTGGAGTTTCTTGTGTTTCTCATCATCTGGCTCCCAGTTTCTACGGATAGACAATACCGTATTTGTGCCTTTTTCAATGGTTACAATGTATGGCAAACCAATTCCAGTAGGATTGCCATCTTCATCGGTATGCTCATAACCTTCTAAGTCTAGGTTAACGTGCATTTCTAAAATCTTGTAGCGATCATCAGAAGTAGCGCGGAATCCTAACTTTTCTGCAATCTTTTTCTCTACTTCGTCCAGCGCATTGACTGGATCGCCAATATCAACATCGCGATAGAACCCAGCCACCTGCAAAGCGCGCAATTCATTCTCAGTTTTGCGCATAACGTGGGTTACGCGGTCAGCAGATTCTAGGCTTGAAGCGCCGTAAGGCACAACCATATCTTCGGCTGGCACATACATCGCTACTTGACGGCCTAATTGCTCATCTTCGTAGACTTTTTTGAACGCATTACCTGCTAAACCTAAGCCCCACAGCATTCTTTTGGTTTCTGGGCGGTATTCTTGCATGACTTCAGTCAATTCGTAGTTCATATCTTCTTGAACACGCTCTGCCGCAGCCTTTTTATCTGGTGTTTCTTTACCAATAACGTGTGTTTTGACTGGACCCGACGCTGGGAAAATGGACATCATGGTTTCTGCTTGGAATTTAACCAAGGCTTCGCTTAAAAGTGGGTGGTAAACGCCACAAGCGCCCTCCCAAGGCTCGCTTCTTTCTTCAATTTTGAGGCCTAAAAGCTCTAATCCGTCCACATAAGTTTGAATCCAGTCTTTTCGCGCGCCAATATCGCCTTCGAAGTCTTCTATAAGACTGCTTGCAATCGAAACTAGGACGCGATCATCAATTTCTTCAGCTAAGTTAGCGTAGAAATCATCGCTTTTTTCGCTGTCAGGCGTTAAAGTAATCTCTAACCCGTCCATTCC